TTGCCATTGCGTAACACCTGTTTTATTTTTTGGAAATAACTGCCGCCTCTTCCTGTTCTTCCTGATCTTCCTTTTCTGGTTTTATTTCCCATTCATCTTCTACCACCGGCTTTGGTTTTTCTTTGCCGCTGTAATGATCAATCCATGATTGCGCGCATTCTTGCGTAATCTGAAAACGTCGAGAAATGAGTACAGCATCACTACCGCCGCCTTCTACATAACGACGAATTTCTTGCTGATCATAAATATCTGCGCCACCTTTCATATTTCATACCCCATTTTTTTCGTTAATGTAATCACGCAAACGCTCTAACGCTGTAAACGCTAGGCCAACTTGGTGATTGGTGACTTGATTAACAATGATGCCCACTTGATAAAGTGGATCGGCAGTAATAATCAATGTTGCGTTTGGTGACGCATAACCTGTGAGTTTTACAATAGGCCGTGGATTATTCAATTTTGTACCTGAAAGATAGCCAGATGTATCTGCTAATCCTGAATACAGTTCGCTGTGATCAATCAAACCATCACGCAAAACATCAATGGCGCTTTGCCCGATATTTTTTATCAAACCTTTGCCTGTATAAATTGCATCGTTACAATAAATTGCAACACTACCCACAGGGCAGGCGTTTGTGATTGAACAAGTAGCATCAGAAATACTACCTCTAAGTACTTGTGTTTTTCTGCCAGTTAAAGGCATAGTCCAAAAATTTACGTTTGCCATAATTCTTCCCCTGTTAAGTGAAAGGGGGATTGCTCCCCCTCTCAGTTCAGCCTAATGCTTAAGAATTAAGCACATTGATTTTGACTACGTGTTCATCTTCCACACGCACCGCACCAAACACAGACATGCAATACAGTGACCATGCAAAGCTGCGTGAAGGGTCTTGTTGAATGAATGCAGAAATATCTTTATTGATCTGCAAACCAATACCACGGCGAGTGAATGCGTAATTGTTCAATGTACCTGCACCACCTGAATCAAGCAGTGTTGAACAAATCCAGTTAAAGCCCATCCAGTTAGGCGTAATGCCTGTGCTAGACAGTTGATCCAATTTTCCGCGAACGTAATCATCGGATGTTGCTTCAGTGGTTTGCATCAGTTGACGCACTTGCAGAGGGGAAACAACGAACACTTTGTCTTCGTCGGGCATGATGTTGTTGTTCATAAATTTCTCTTGCACTTGTGTTACCAAGTCAAAAGAAATGGGTGCAACACCTGTACCGATTAATTGCGAAGGCGGGAACGGATTAGCAACACCATCACCATCCAATGCAGTACCACCCAATGCAGCAATAATTTCACGATCAAATGCGCGTTTCATTGCAAAACCCATTGACTGAGTTAAGCCACCATTCAAATCGACCAGTGCTTGTGTTGGGTCTTCTTGTTCAACCAGCTCACCAATATCCCAAGTTTTCGCCAGCGATACGCGGCGAGAAAAAACAAAATCGGCAACGGGTGTTGGTTGTGCGCGTGTGGTTTTGAGTGACGCTTCTTTTGAACCGAGGCGTTCCCAATTGTGATTGATACCATCCACGCCGCGTTCTGTAACATACGGGCGCAAACGATTAACCATTTGCTGTGCGAGAAAACGAAGGTTTCTTTCAAACGTCTGGATATAGACCTTATCAATAGTTGTACTCATGGCATCACCAATAGAAGAAAAAGTTTTTAAGTTTTTCGCCTAAAGGTATCCACACTATTGCGGGCTTTAATTGGCTTGCCGATTCACCTATCAGCCGTAGGGATCAGGACGGGCATAAAATGCGTGTCGTACCTGTCCTGATCCTAGCACTGTTCATTTCTAATTTTTTAGACAATCACGGATTCGCCATGCGCACCAAACGCATTACTTGATCCACCGCTTCTTTGTAACCCGTGCGGCCAGTGTGGTGATACGGATGATCACGGTTTGCATAGATTTCTTCCAGCCGCATATTCGCTTCATACGGGGTGAGAGCGCTTTTATCGCCACCACCGGCAGCTTGGCTACCAGCACTTGCCAGCGGGTTTCCTTCGCCCATACGTGAAGCCATTTGGTAAATCCACTTCACCTGTTGCGCTGGTAAGCGGCCAGCCTTGAATGCAGCAATCGCGTGTTCTGGTGCGCCCGAATCCTGCATAAAATTTGCCACCACTTCTAAACGCTGATCTGTGGCTTCACCCCATTCTGTGCGCAAGGATTTTTGTTCAGCGGCCACATTCGTTCCCATTGTTGCCATATTTTCCACATGGGAAGCGTTCAGTTTGTTTGCCAGCTTGATAAATTGTCGCTGTGTTAAACCGGATTCATGCGCGGTTTTTTTCAGCATTGCTAATTCCCCTTCAGGAATTATAAAATTCTCAATGCTTTTCACATCGTATTTATCATGCGCATCTGGTCTGCCTAACTTATTAAACATTTCCAAATAAGCATCTTCAGAATCCTCAGTTGGCACAGACAATAAATTTGGTACACGTGTTTTTATTTTCTGTGAAAATTCTTCCCATTGTTCTTTGGATGCTTCAGGGCTAGGAATTTGAATTGAGTTACCTAGATACTGTTGCTGATCCTGAATCCGTTTCCAGAAATTTTCTTCCGTCTTTGAATCCAATACTAATTTTGAACCACGAATACTTTCTGGCAATTTACTTGCCCATTCAAGGCTCTGTTCCTGTTGTGAGTCTGTCATGTAATTCACCTTTATGCACAGTGGAAAGAAACAATAAAACCAAATCTTGTTTGCCTAATCGCCGGTAAACAATATTGTTTTCATTGGTTTGAATAGGCTGGTAAACGTATTCATTTGCCAGCCGTTTTAATAATTCCCTACCATCTTCAGTACCGAATACACGCTTGATCAAATTATCCTGATCATGCTGCATCATTTTGTATTGCTCTTTATTCATTGTGGTGTTCCCGCTTCACCGGCAGAGGCTTGCGCCATGCCTGTACCCCCATTGCTAGTAGCGCCACCCATATCTTGTGCGCCTTTCCCTACCGATTGCATTGCCTCACCTTGTTGTTGTTTTATTTGCGCTTGCTCCACCGCCTCTTGTTTTTGCGCACGATCACTGCGCGCTTTTTCCACATCGGTATCCAGCGATTCCATAGAAGCCGGAATACCTAACATGGTGGCAGCACCGCGAATAATTCCATCCCAATCAGGAATATCCATTGCTTCTGGATGCACTTGTGCCAGTTGCCCGACAAACGCTGTCCACCGTTCGATATTCTGCATAGCAGACGCTTGCTGTGTTTTAAACATTGCGCCCATGTATTGAATATCCAGCTCAGCATTTTCACTGGCAAGCGATTCAGGAATTTCCGGCAACTGTCCCTGCCGGTACATGGAATAAAAAGTTCTGCGAACAGTAGGATCAAGCAACTCTTTTGTGACACGTGTAATGGACGTACCCATTAACCGTTCCAGTTGTTGCATTCGCACAGAAATTTCAGTAGCGGTTGCTGGTGTACCACCCATAGGCGGCAACATTAACTGGTTAATAAAAAAGCATTCCTTGATATTGTTTTGTAAACGCTCAATTTCTTTTTGCTGAATATCAAAACGCGCTTTCGATTCAAAAGAAACAAGTTCTTTTATATCGCGCACCACAGTCAAACCACCGGCATTCAAATCCAAATCACCGATAAGGCCACGCTGTGTGGTAAGGGTAGGGGGATCAATCGCTTTCTCAGCGGCATACAAACCGAGTTCGATTAAACGGTTCAGTGTGAGCGTGTCAGACAATGCAATCATCGCTGACGAATTGCCCCACATGGAAGAATTGGTTTTACGCCACCGGCCTACAAACGCTGGCATTTCATGGTAGCCACCCTCATCACCAATTTGTTCTGCGCATTCTTTCAAAATAAATTTGTAACCGTAAGGTCTTTCTTTTACTGCTACGCGTTTGCTGTAAATCTTTCCGCGTTTCCATTTTTTATCACGGCGATAAACACAAAAAATAATATCTATCTTTTCATCAGGATCATAATTTTCCGCTTCATATTTATCGCGCAGATGTTCAGGCAGTGCATCCGCGCCGAATTTATCCACAATCTGTACCAGTGTCCATTGCAACCAGCGGTACAGATTGACCACATTGCCTTCAGAATCATCTTCAAAATACAATTCTTTTATCGGGATAGATTTAAAAATAATACCTTCCCATTTCATTTCATTGGTTTCTTCTTCAGTCAATACGCATGTGCCATACGTGACCAAATCCAAATAGCTTTCATTCACTTCCACAGAAAAATTACTTTCCTGAATTTGATTCCACACTTTTTGCGTACACTCATCTAGCCAGCGTTTCGCTTCAATATTCTTATTGTGTTTTGGATTACGAAAACGTAGCGTGAACCATTGGTCAATGGCTGAAGTCAAACCGTTGTGCAATGAACTGGCTAAATGCTGCGCACTCATTACCGCTGTGCTGTCATATATCCACGGTCTACGCCATTCCACCGCATTCTCATCACGTTCATCGCGGAAAAATCCACCACGGTACGGCGCGATATAGCGTTCCACCATATCCCATGTATTTTCAATCACTGAGCGCGAATCTTTTAATTGATCCACACGTTTTACAATCATTCTGGCATCCATCACTGTTCCCCTTAATCAAGTTTTTTCTTGCGATAATTAACGCGAGGCTTCACCGCTTCTTCTTTCTTACTGGCAGTAATCACTACAGCCACAGATTCAATAGCGGGAGGCGGTACTTGTACTTGTGAGCGCAGTTCCGGCTCAGCAATAAGGGGGCGAATATCCTTTTTCGTCCGATCAAACGGGCTTTCTAATCCACGTGCTTGCCAATACTTCCAGCTTTGCAGCAACATCACTTCGTCGCTGGTATTCAGGTTTATTTGCCGCGTCCTACCCCTGTGACGTGTCACAGAATATTGCTCACCGAATACATCGGGATCATAAGGACGCGATAAACATTCCATTTATGCGTACTGCGTTTTTTTCTTCGTCGGATTCTTGGCTTTACATGAACCGCCTTTGCCGCCGCAACCTTTGTCTACTTTGCTTTTTTTGATTTTCCTTGCCATACATCACCTCATTTTTTCTTTTTGCTTCTACGCGCCACATCCAGCGCAATAGCCACAGCTTGCTTTTGTGGCTTGCCCGCTGCCATTTCTGTTTTAATGTTTGCAGAAATAGCTTTCTTTGAACCGCTTTTTTTGAGTGGCATATCACCTTACCCCCATGCGTCTTACACGTTTTTTGGGAACAACAATTTTTGTGTTCATCAAATACCTTTCCTTGTGTCGATAGGTGGGATCACCTTTCCCCATTTCTTCAAAATACAAATACGCCATCGTTCGATACGCATCTGCACCGTGAGAGAATTCATCGTGTTCAGGTTTTTCTAAAAAGGTATTGGTGCGCACATCCATTTTCTTGCGGTAGTTTTCCATGCAATCCACACCGTCTAGCGCGTGTGTTTTGTCGAACCATGTTTTTGCCAACAACACCCTTGCACTTTGGATACCGTCCACAATGGCTTCACGTTTCGCCACTTCCACCACGTAACCCAATTCTTCCAAGGATTCTTTGCGTGATCTTCCTGACACTTGTTCACGCACAGCCACATCGTGTGGCATCCACAATTGGTGAATATCGTATTGCCGGAAATTGCTGCTGATTTCATTCAGCACATCCACCACACCCGTATTACGCCATTGCTGAAAACGGATACAGCGAATTTCATTGTTATGAAATTGCAAAAACCACACAGCGGTATAATCATCCATGCCCAAATCGAAGGCTAAATACACCGGCAACAATGGTTCGTGTGGCACATGGCACAATCTTCCTTCAGCCCGCACACGTCCCATTTCTGCACTGTAATAACTGCCTAAGACAGAGGCAGACCAATCGCATAAAAATTCTTGCCGGTATTTATCATCGCCCATCGTGGCGCGTGCCATTGCCAATTCTTCGTCATCAATGAGTTTGGTTTCGTCAGCACTGTAAGTGCGCGCCAACCAGCCATCCGTCTTTTCAGCTTCACGGTATGTGTGATAAAAATGGTTTTTTCCGTTGGGTGTACCCATAAAAATACACCAGCCCTTACGATCTGACAGGGCAGGGCGTAATATTTCCGTCCACACGTTGCTAGACATATTGCCCCATTCATCCAATACGCACCCATCACTGTATTGCCCACGCATCGCTTCATAATTTTCAGCACCCACTAATTGAATTCTTGCACCGTTGGGAAAATCGGCACGCAATTCTGTTTCCATGTAACGCATTCTTGGAATAACTCGCGTGAATTCTTTCAAATAATCCCACGCAATACTTTTTGCTTGCTTATAAGTAGGTGCAATGTAATGAAAACGCGGTCTGTCTAACGGACAAGTGAGCGCACCGGCAATCAATTCATTAATTGCACACACTGTTTTTCCGAATCGTCGATGGATTGCTAAACAAGCAAAGCGAATTCTTTTTCCATCGTTATAAAGTGATGCGTGAATTTCTGCCTGTAGCGGGCGAGGCGTGTACGGAATGACAATATTTTGCTGTTCCGTTTTGTTTGTCATGTTTGTCTAATTTTTTGGACATTTAAAATTTGGAATTTCGCTGTGGGGGATACAACGCGTTTGGAGGTTTGGGCATTTTTGCCCCCCGCCCCCTCCAAAGCTGGCGGGAAATTCCCGACGAAAAAATCCAGCAATAACGCCCCAACAATCCAGCACAGGGGGGCTTGTGGCTTGCGCAACACACCCCCTTCACACCTACGACATAGCAATGACACAAGATGTAGCGGGAGGGGCGCACTCATACACGCTATGAGTTGTTCAATAAATGCACAATTCAACGTGGAACACGCCGTGGAACTATAACAATAATCATTTTGAGCAGTGGATAAACTATGTAAGCTATTGATAAGTAAAGAGAATATGACAATTGCAGCACTTCGCGTAATCGTCATTATGTTAAATAGACTTATCCACAATGCGTTTGCGGGTAAGGAGGCACTAACCATATATAGTGGCTCATTCACTGTCTAGCAACCTAGTAGCAGTGGCTACAGGGAAGGGCATTTGTACGTTTATCTGTACACCATTCGCCCGCTGCTGATCTTCCCCAACAATGATGTTATGCGTTACATGTAAATAAGCTTTTATGTGATGAATTGAACCATCCACGGCATGACTACGCAGAATATTGGTTATTAGTTGCAAGTCGCCACTATATCCCCTATCCAGCGAATCTAGCGCGGCATCATCACGCGCAAGGATTTTCTGAAATGTTGCTTCTGATACTCGCAACACTTGAGCAATAGCAGCGCGGGAAAATCCCTCGCAAGCCATTTCAAAAATGATTTTGTA